GGCAGCGTTAAAGCCGTTCGCGCTAGGAGAGACAGCAATAGAAGCCGGACATAATGCTGCATCAGACGACTATCCTTTGATGCAAGTTGTATCATGTGGCGACCTACGCCAAGCTCGTAAAGTATTGGTAGAGAAGTGATGTCAGACTTCAGAGAATTAACAGACGAGCAGGTTATCGAAGAAGCCCATCGTCAGGCACGTAACCTGTCATACTATAACGCTGCAGAGGGCAACTGGGACAAAGAGCGTCGAGAGCGTGAAGCGTGTTATGTTCAGTATCGTGCGGTGATGAGAGAGATGAGTGCTCGTGGACTCGAGTTCGTCAACAAAGGGTATCTACTTTGAACTCGACAAACTTTAATGTATTCTTTGACAAATATGGTATATGGGATTATACTATGTTTAGTGAGACATGGGGATTTATTCGTTATAGATATTATAATGACGGTGCTTGGTTAGAAGGTTATAATGTAGAACCTGTGGTTTATTGGGGAGCTTGATATATGACATTAAAATTTAAAAAAGGCGATCGAGTCAGAATGATCGAGAAGCATACGATTTATTCCAGTTATGCCGGTGAGCTCGGCACGGTGGTCGGCTACAACAGCCTTGGTGGTGTTAAGGTCCAGATGGATAGTTCCGTACTCGGGCACCTGGTGATGTTTCCGGAGGACTACTTCGAGCTTTATTTTCGAAAAGAAGTGCATGATCCCGAACCTGCCAGAGACTATGAAACTGAGATTTTTGTTCTTCAAGAGAGGATACAGAGACTTAACACTTATATTGCAAAGTTAGAGGACGATGGGTTTAAGTATCGAAGAGCTCTTGTTGAGATACAAATGAAAACACAGGAAGTTCTCAGACCAATACCGTTTCAGGAGGATGAAGAATGCTACTAAATCGTAAGACAGAGATCTTTTGGTTATGGGAACCGAGATTATGGGAGATCGGCAGAACACCAAGGTTTAACTCAGGCGATCCATACATCTCGTATCACTTCGGGCCAATATGGATAAGGAGATGGGGATGGAAGAAGACATCGTAACAAGACTTCGAAAAGAAGCTGCCATGGCGTTCGAAGATGATTATGGAGTATGGCCTCCAGAGTCTTCTTTGATGAAAGAGGCTGCATCAGAAATAGAGACTTTGAGAAAATACAAAGATATAGTATACTTCATTGCAAACGATTATCACGAGCTCTCATATGAGAAGTCTCAGTGGCAACGTGATGATTGGAAAAGACGTTGCAACAAGTTAATTCACGAATTAGAGCCAGACGATGATAGTGATTCGGTTCCTGGCCATCCACATATAGAAGGTGATAATGACTAATCATTGTGCGATATATACTCTTTATAAGGCCATGATGAACTCCCAGAGAAAAGGTCTCTGTACGGAGTATCATTTGCTTGACTCAGCACGTTTTTGGTGGTATAATGGCTTTGACACTAACGAGAGGTTCTTTTGATGCAGAAGTTAAGTATTGAATTAACTTACGAACAATTAGACGAAATTGTCATGATTGAGCTTCAGAGAGCTTATCGTATGAACTGTGCAGATAAGCTCGACGAGAATGATGACGTTAATGAAGAATTTCTAAACGCTATCGATGTTGTGTTAGATTATTATATGACCCCACAACAAAAAGAAGATTGGGTTGAAACTAAGAGAGTGTTGGGACTATGAGCTATATGTCAGACTTAGACTTGCAGAGAAGAGAAGAAGAAGACTATTTTTCTTTTTATGAAGACGGTCAGTGTGCCTGTGTTTTGGGTTATTATAAAAACCCCCATAAGCAGGGTACTTATGCATGGAGCGAATGGGAACGTGGTTATATAGAGATGGCAAAGAAAGAGTCACGTGATGAGCGTTAATAAGAGACCCATATTGGACAGCACCACTTATTATAATAATATACCAGCATCGATGATTGATGATATGAAAAAGAGCATTTCAGAATTACAAGAAAAGGTGAAGAAGCTCGAAACAAGGTTAGACTATTTTGAGCTGTCAGAGGACGAAGAGCTTAATATGGCTTTCGAAGAAGATGATGTCGGTTGTTAGAAAAAGGCCAAGGGGAAAGAAACCATGCAGAATCTCAAAATCCGTCAAACGATCAATGCGAATTTCGATGCCGAGGAATGGGAGCTTTATACAGAGTCGAAGGACTGCAGCGAAGTTGCGGACACGTTGAATCGTTTTCTGGAGCATCTTGTCAATGAGGGGGGTTATGATAAGAGGACCGTTATGGACAAGATGATGGAGAAGATGAAACAGTTCAGTGATTATGGTGCTTATGACTCAGAGCCTATTTGGTTTTTGGAGAGCGTCGTTAACAGGATTTATAAATGATTAAGACGTTAATTATTCTGGCACAGTATCATTCGTTGAGTGGCGAGCCAGTTCATAATATACCAGCCTTTTCTTGGGACCGTCCAGGATGGAGTGAGGGAAGAACTGATTTTAACGCATCTCATCATGTCGCGCCAAGTGGAGGATCAACGAATTTCAATCCTTCATATAGTGGTTCTTCTTCGATGGGAAGTGGTGGTGGTTCAGCTCCTGTGTCAAGATTAAACAATGATTTTGGGAATATGGACTAATGAGCAAGAAAACAGTCACTATGTATGATCCACCTTCTGGATGGAGATATGGTTTTCCGAAAGTGATTCCGGAAGAAATAAAAAAGTCAGGTAGAGTCATAGATTGGGTTGTTTCTCAGGGTTATCCTAAGGAAGAGATTGATTCTTACGGTGATAACTTTTATGGCCGTTATTGGGAACAGGAGATAGACGATCATGCCTAAAATCGTATTGGTAGAGACCGTATCCACCTTTCGTCATACGTATGCAGTGGAGGTGCCTGATGATGGTGAAAATGAATGGGCGCTTGATACTGTGACCGACCATGTTACTGGCGGAGAGATAGGACTAACCGAGTTTGCTCAAAAACATATTTCTGAGGACGTATTCTCTTATCGTGAAATAACCGAACAAGAGTATCTAGAAATCTTTGATAAAGAGAATGATTATCTAATAGAACTTTCCGATGAACGAAAGAAGTATTATATCTATAAAGGTGAAAAATGAAAGTTTATATTGGACCATATAAAAAATGGTATAATGTGTATACTCTAGCATCGATGATTCCATTTATCTCGGAAGATCGAGCTGATAGTATTGGTGAATGGTTGTCGAAGAACACCAAGCTACAATCATTGTTTGATTGGTTTAATGGAAAACAAGATCGTAAAATAAAAGTTCATATTGATCCATATGATACTTGGTCAATGGATGATACGTTGGCTCATATTATCCTCCCTATGCTTAAACAACTCAAGGCAACAAAAAACGGTTCTCATATTGTTGATGATGAGGATGTTCCTGCACACATGCGTCATGGTGATCCTTATGGTCATGATAATTGGATTCAATATAAGTGGGAATGGGTTCTTGGTGAAATGATTTGGGCGTTCGAACAACAGATTGATGACTCTTGGGAAGATCAGTTTATTCATGGAACACCTGTATATGATTGGAATAAGTGGGAAGATGATAATGGTGTTCCATATCAAAGAGTTCAACTATCACAAACAAATCCCGACTATTGGGTTGACAGAGATGGCATAAAAGAATATAATAAAAGAATTGATAATGGGTTTATGTTATTCGGTAAATACTATCGTGGACTTTGGGATTAATCAAAGGAGTAAACCATGACAGAACATGAAATCGAAAAAGAGTTCTCCGTAAGACTAAGCTGGATTGATGAGGCGTATCAGACTAAGCGAATCGGTATCTATGAATATGAAGCTGAAATAGACGCTCTTGAAGATTGGTTAGAAAGTAAATATGCTCAGAATGGACTAAGGTCAATTAAGGAGCGTATGCACACTGCAGGACCTCGCTATGACTAAAGACAATCAAGAATTAATTCACTATATAACTGAGAAGTTATACAATCGTTATTATGAGTTACAACTTGAGACAGATCTGTTGCCAGAAACAGAGTTCGAAGCTGGGTTTCATATGGCATCTACAGGTTATATGAAATGGTTAGAAGAACTACTATCAGAAATAGAGGTAATAGGATGAACGATATTATCTTTGCTATCATTTACATGGGCGCTGCAGTTGCTATCGTCATGACTGTCATTTCAATATATGGAGTATGGAGATCCTAATGGATAAGTTCATTGATATTGCACTTGGAGCTTTATTTTTTAGCATTACATCTGCAATCACATTGTTCTTTGCATTATGCTCAATTTGGTTACTCGAAGCTATATGGTATACACTATGAGTCATAAAGCAAGACGTAGACCTTCATGGAAAAAGAATAGAGACGGATGGACTCTTGTGCTTTTAAATGAAGAAGATGATTCACACCTAGATTCTATCTTCTTTAAGAAAGGTAACATTTGGATTAAGAGGCTCGTCCGTAAGTATGGTAGAGATGCAGTCCAACATGCGCTACAGGAGGTGCTTATAGGTCATGCCAGAGATATTGTCGAATCAAACAGAAAATGTGTCGAAAGAGCTTGAGTTTAATCTAGAAATGGCAGAAATAGTTTGGCTGAAGGTAAAAGGTTATCCAATACCTGATTGCTATTCAATAGAAGATAAACTAAGTATTCTCGAACGTTATTGGCATAGGGCAATGGAAAAAGAATGAAACTGAAAATTAAAAGATTTCCACTCGGAACGTCAGGAACCTATCAAGTAGAAATGCCATATGGTTCTCAGATCCTATCAGTTGTCAACTTCAAAGACATACCAACTGTGTTTGCAATGGTTGACGAAGAATCTACTATGTGTAGTTCTACCTTCGTTGTTTTTGAAACTTTTCAGGAAATTGAAAGCAAGCAACTGAATAGTCTGAAGTTCTTGGGAACTGTTCAGGATGAGTGGACTATCAAAGAGTGGCATGTGTTTGAGCGTGTGTTTAAATAAAAAAATCCTTTCCCCCTATGTAGAGAAGGAAGAAATATAGTGTCCAAGGAAAAGAAATATACCCAATCTAGGGTGTTTGAGTTTAAACCAAATAGTGATATTACTACTGAAGAAATATTAGAATTAGTAAAGTTAGTTAGAATAGGTATTAGCGGAGATACTATCGCAAGTGCCAGCGTCAAACTTAAGAAACATTTCGAGGAAGTTAAAGATGCCCCCAAAAAAGATATCTGATTTATCTTGGATGAAAATTGCTGCTAATTATATTGGCCTTCATGAAGGAACAGATCTTAAAGCAAATCCGACAGTTATTAAATTCTTTAAAGAAAGTGGTCATCCGGAAGTCAAGAATGACCACCAAACACCATGGTGTGCAGCTTTCGTTGGTGCTGTTCTTAAAGAGGCAGGACTACCGAACACAGGATCATTGCTAGCATTGAGTTATGTGAAGTATGGTCAAAAACTAAGTAAACCTATTGTTGGCGCTATTGCCACCAAGAAACGAAAAGGAGGGGGGCATGTATTCTTCATTGCTTCTTTTGACGATAAGTACGTTTATGGGCTGGGTGGTAATCAAAACGATCAGGTCTCGATTGCAAGATTTGACAGAAAAGTCATTAATTCGTATTCCTGGCCGGAAGGGGTCAAGATACCAGAGAAACAAGACAATATATTAGTATCTAATGTAGCAACCAACGTTAAGGAGTCATAATATGTTTGAGATTAGTGAAGAAACAAGAGTAAATGCTATTGAGGCCATTAAGGCAGTTCTAAAGAAAGATGGTGTTAATGATAAGCATCTTACTGATGAAGTGTTAGGCGAAGCTATGGATGCTGCAGTTGCCGTTGTTAAACAACAGTTTGGTTTCTGATGAGCGACTTTGGTGAAATCCTTCAAGGGAAGGGTTATATATTATACGAAGATCCAAGTTTTGGTACTTTCTATCAGAAATGTATTGAGACGCATGAGTTAGTCCGTCGATATTATATCGAAATACATCAATACGATTTTGGTAAATTCAAAGAAAATGGAAGTTATGATGGCGAACGTTTTCGATATGATGTTCGTATGAGTTTTCATCAGAAATGTGGAGACTATCTTGAGATTAGATATGGCATTCATGACTTTAATTATCGTGATGAACTGGTAGATATAATTGAACGTAAATGTGAAAAATTGTTTACCGATAATGATGGTAAGAATTATGAAGAAATGGTAAAGGATCCGATATGAAAGAACTTATATTTGCGACTGTCTTCATGTGTTTGGGAAACAATTGTGAAGAGCATCAAGTTAAAGTTGAACCTAAAGCATGTTCTTTCGGAACTGTTCATGCTCAAGTGCCACTTCATGGTGAGTGGCAAGAAGGTAAAATCGGCATTAAGTGTTATAAGTAATAAAACTGTAAAACAATGCGACGCAATAAATATCTCGTGTCAACAACACGGAGAAATGTTTTGAAGTCCAAAGAAAAAAAGAAGTATCGTTCGATATTCATATCGGATGTGCATCTTGGATTTAAACATTGTAATGCAGAAAAGTTACTGCACTTTTTGAAAACCACAGAAGCAGAAAAATACTATCTAATCGGCGATATTATTGACGGTTGGGCAATGAAAGGTAAGTTTTACTGGCCACAAGAACATAACAATGTTGTTCAGTATTTTCTTAAAATTTCTAAAAAAGATACTCCAGTCATTTACGTAACAGGAAACCACGATGAATTCCTTAGAACTTATTCTGGAACTGTTTTGGGAAATATTCAAGTGGTTGATGAAGCCATTCATGAAGGACCCATGGGACGAAGATACCTAGTAATTCATGGCGATCAGTTTGATATGGTAACGATGAATGCTAAATGGCTTGTTCACATCGGTTCGTGGGCGTATGATGTTATGATTTCTTTAAATTCAAAATTACATTGGTTATTTGCTAAATTGAACATGCCGGAATTTTCTTTATCTGCTTGGGCAAAGAATAACGTTAAAGAAGCAGTAAATTTTATAGGAGATTATGAGAATGTCGTTGTTGAGTACGCTTCTAAGCGAAACGTTGCTGGCGTTATCTGCGGTCATATTCATTCTTGCAATATTAGAGATATGAACGGTATTAAGTATATGAATACTGGCGATTGGGTGGAATCATGCACTGCAATCGTAGAAGATTTTGATGGTAATTTCTCAATAGCGAGAGTTTTATGAATATAACAATTTTCACTGATGCATGGGATCCACAGATTAATGGTGTTGTTACTACGTTAAAGGTAACAGTTGAACATCTCAAGAAACGTGGATATGATGTTCATGTCGTGCATCCAGGTTTATACAAACTAACAGTTCCATTACAACCATCTACTGGTATTTTTATGCCAATTTTACCTATGGGCATTGCTGATGAAGAGGTGAAGAATGCTGACTACATTCACATCGCAACAGAAGGAGCAATAGGTCTTGCCGCTAGATATTCTTGCAAGAAATACAAAAAGAAGTTTACAACATCCTTTCATACAAAATATCCGGAATATGTCAAGATTCATACTGGTATATCACCAAGAGTTAGCGGTAAGTATTTTCGTTGGTTCCATAGAAACAGCAATTCTGTTATGGTTACAACCCCCTCGATGGTTGACTACTGTGCTGAGTTGGGTATTAAAAAATTAAAAATATGGTCAAGAGGTGTTGACACTACTCTTTTCAGACCAGAATATGAAGAAAGAAATAATACATCCAATATCATTAATGCTGTTTACTGTGGAAGAATATCGGCAGAAAAGAATTTAGAAGCGTTTCTTTCTATAGAAGATTCGAATATTCGTAAAACACTCATCGGTGACGGTCCACAATTGGAAGAATACAAAGCAAAATATCCGAAAGCAAAATTTTTGGGTAAGATGAACAAGTATCAAATAGCAAATGAGTTACGTAAACATGATGTGTTTGCTTGGCCATCATTGACTGATACTTTTGGGCTAGTAGTATTAGAAGGAATGGCAAGTGGACTACCTGTTGCTGCATTCGATAACGAAGTTAATCGTTACATTATTGAAGACGATAAGTCAGGCATTTTAGTTAATACTAATCTTAAAGAAGCAATTGTGATGGCAACATCATTGGAAAGAAAAGATGCTGTTACCAGAGCAAAGAAATTCAGTTGGGAAGCTGCCACTGATCAATTTTTAGAGAATCTTATATGAAAGACCTTGAAAAGTATTATTTGATAGTTCCTCAAGAATATCTCGAAGATGGTGCAAAATTGATGAGAGAAGAAGGCGAAGAAGAGAATGCCTTCCAGAAAATGATAGACGTTTCAAAAGAATATAAACAAGCTAATCTTACTCCAATTGTTGTTTATGATTTTAACACTAGGAGTATGATATGTATCGTTAAAGAATTATATGGTAAAAAGTTACACTGATACGAATATTTTATTTGACTTTCAAACATTAGTAACTATATAATATATGTGACGCCGAAAGGGTCACGAAATTAAATCTCGCTTAATAGGAGAAACACATGACACATAATGCACTTTTACCTTGGGACACTGCACATTTTGATAAATTCTTTGTTGGTGCAGATAAAGTCCTTAAAAATCTTCACTCAGCCCATGAGACATACGCTAAGAGCGTTCCCGGATATCCTCCATACAATATTGTTAAAAATGATGAAAACAACTACACCATTGAATTGGCTGTGGCTGGGTTCGGGAAACATAATCTCGACATCGAGTTAGCAAATAACACTCTTATCGTAAAGGGTGGATATACTGTTGAAGAAATTGACCCTGTTGAACGACCTATTGAATATATTTGGAAGGGTATCGCTGATCGTGTATTCACTCGTAAGTTTACTTTAGCTGATACAGTTGAGGTGAAAAATGCAGAATACATTAACGGTATGCTCAAGATCTTTCTTGAAAATGTTGTTCCGGAGTCTAAGAAACCTAAGAAAGTCGATATTAAGTAAATCGGTGATAAATATGGGGAGGGGACCACCTTCCCCTTTTCATTTTAGAGTATATTATGTTTAAAGATATTACTGTAATAGATGACTTTTTAGAAAATCCATTTCATGTTCTAGATTTCTTAAATAAACAAACTTTCTATAAAAAAGATGAACATATTATGCCAGGCCAAAGTATCGATACTACTTGGTCTGGCAAAAGAACAAATGAATTATTTGTTTTGAATAAGAAAATGTTTGTTGATATTAATAATTCTATGTTCATGAAATGGATGAATTCTTCTGGTATAGATGATACTAATTTTGATTATCAATGTTCTTGGAGAGTAGATAGTTATTTTCATAGACTTGAAGAATCAGATATATTTTCTGACGATTGGTTCCACGAAGATAAATATTTTTATGCTTCGGTTTTATATTTGTCTCCTAAAGAAGTCTCAACTGCTGGCACTATAATATATAAAGGTAAAGAAAAAGTATTCATTGAAAATCGGTTTAATAGATTAGTAATCTATAGAGCTGATTACAAACATGCAGCTGCTGGTGGGTTTGGTGAAAATGAGAATTCTAGACAAACATTAATATCATTTGTTAAGGAATTTGGTATCACTGTTTCCAAGAAAGGATAATTAGTAATGTCACAGAAATGTAAGGAATTGTTTCCTCATCAAGACAACAATAGTTTAAATGAATTTTATGGTAATCCTATGGGCAGGAATGGTCAACCTTCCGCTAAATGGGAGTCTGAGAATCTTACTTACTGGGTTCCACCTTATCCTATTTGGTTTTCTGTTAACACAAAACAACAGTTAAAAAAACTAAGAGTTCATAAAAAACTTGTTAATACTTTTGATGCTGCATTTAAAGATGTATTAAATCATTTTGGTATTGATAAAATAAAAGAATTGAGATTAGACATATCAGGTGGGACATATATGTATCGTTTAGAACGTGGTGGGTCTAATCTTTCAGTACATTCTTGGGGTTGTGCAATAGATATGGATCCAGTACATAATCCATTTCCTCGTGAATGGAAACCAGGAATGATTGATACAACATTCTGTCAAATTATGGAGAGCCATGGTTTTTGGTGGAGAGGAGAAAATCATGATGTTGATCCAATGCATTTCCAGTGTTGTTGGAGAGGTTAATACTTGACAAATAACAAAAAATATAGTATGATTAAGATTGATTGTTTATTGGAGTTAGAATGTCAAGATTTTACACAAATGTTTTTCAATATGGTAATAAAATCTATGTCAGAGGATACGACAAAGGTTTAAAATTTAAAGAGATAATTGATTACAAGCCATATCTGTTCCTTCTGAAACAAAATGGTCCGTTTAAAACTCTTGATGGACGTTCTGTTGATAAGATAGAGTTTGATTCAATAAGAGATGCGAGAGATTTTAACGAAAAATACAAAGATATTAATAATTTTGAGGTATTTGGGTTAACTACTTTCCCTTATCTTTACATTTATGATAATTTTAAAGGGGATATTGACTACGATCCTAAATTATTGAACATAGTTACTCTTGATATTGAGTGTGGCGGTGATGATATTGTTGGTTTTCCTAACATTGAGTTAGCAGATCAACCGATTACAGCCATTACTCTTCATTGTAAGGGTAAAACTGCTTCTTTTGGCGTAAAAGACTTCGAAACAACCTCAAAAAATATGTTTTATCTAAAATGTAAGGATGAATATGACCTTATTCAGAAATTTCTTCAAGTTTGGGAGTCGGAAGCATGGTCTCCGGATATCCTCACGGGATGGAACATTGAATTTTTTGATATCCCATATCTTGTTAACAGGATTAAGGTTCTATATAATGACAGAGAAGCTAAAAGATTATCTCCGTGGAAAATAATAACCGAAAAAAAGGTTGAATTTAGAGGTAAAGAGAATCAAAGTTATGATATTTTCGGTATTTCGGAGTTAGATTACTATCAGCTATATCGTAAGTTCAGTTTTGGTAATCAAGAGTCTTACAAACTCGATTATATCGCTCAAATTGAGCTTGGAGAGCGTAAAATTGATTATTCTGAGTATGGTTCTCTCAATAATCTGTATAAAGAAAACTTTCAGAAGTATCTAGAGTATAACATTCATGACGTTATACTTGTTCAAAGACTTGATGATAAATTAAAATTGATTGAACAAGTAATGGCTTTAGCTTATGATGCTAAAGTCAACTATGCTGACACCATGACAACAGTTAGACCATGGGATATTATTATTCACAATTATTTGTTGGATCAGAATATTGTTATTCCACAAATGAAAAACCAGAAGATGGAAGGTGGATTAATTGGTGGATATGTCAAAGAACCAAAGATAGGTTTGAGTAAGTGGGTTGTTTCTTTTGATTTAAACAGTCTTTATCCACATCTTATTATGCAGTATAACATTAGTCCTGAAACATATATTTGTCGATGTAATGAATATGTTACTGTGGATGAATTGCTGAAGGGTAATTTTGAACAACCGACAGATGATAGAGCTTATGCTGCTAATGGATGCACATTCAAAAAAGATAAACAAGGTTTTCTTCCTGCTTTGATGGAGCGTATGTATAACGACCGTACAAAGTATAAGAAAGCAATGATTGAAGCAAAACAAAGTTATGAGAAGACTAAAAGCATTGATGATGAGAAATTAGTCGCAAGATACCATAATATGCAGATGGCTCGTAAAATTCAGTTAAACTCTGCTTATGGTGCGATTGCCAATCAGTATTTTCGTTGGTTTAATTTTGATCTTGCTGAAGCAATTACTATGTCTGGTCAATTATCTATTCGTTGGATTGAACGTAAGATCAATCAGTATATGAATAAGATGTTAAAGACTGAAACGGATTATGTTATCGCTTCTGATACTGATTCTATCTATGTTGAGATGGATAAGTTAGTAGAAAAACTTGGAATAGATGATGAATTGAAAATTGTTGATGCTCTAGATAAGTTTTGTGAACAGAAGATACAACCATATATTGATGGATGTTACAAAGAACTTTCAGAATATATGAATGCATATCAACAGAAAATGTTCATGAAACGAGAAACAATTGCCAATAAAGGTATTTGGCGTGGAAAGAAGATGTATATCCTTAATGCTTGGAACGTTGAGGGTGTTCAATATGAGAAACCAAAGTTAAAATTACAAGGTATTGAAGCTGTTCGTTCTTCAACTCCTCATGCATGTAGAGAAAATATTAAAAAAGCTCTAGAAATTATTATGAATGGTTCAGAAGAAGACCTGAAGAGATTTGTTGATAATTTCAGGAATGAATTTGAACAGATGCCTTTTGAGGATGTTGCCTTTCCAAGAGGCGTAAAGAATATGAATGAATATTATAGTAGGTCTACTATCTATAAGAAGTCTACTCCTATTCATGTTAAGGGTGCTTTATTGTTTAATATGATGTTACAGAAGCATAACATTAAACATATTCCACCAATTCAAGATGGAGATAAGATTAAATTTACATATTTGAAAATTCCTAATCCAGTTCATGATATTGTTATTGCTACGCCTGATGAATTGCCAAAGGAATTTTCGCTTGAAAAATATATTGATAGAGAAAAACAATTTAACAAAGCATTTCTTGATCCAATTAAGTCTATTACAGATGTTATTAATTGGGATCTAGAAGAAAAGTCAACACTGGAGGATTTTTTCGGATGAGTAATGATTTTGATTTCGGATTTACAACAGAAGATGAAATAAAAAACAATGAAAACAAAGTACAAGGTCTAAGAGATATGATTATGCCTTTACTCATTAACCTCAAACAGAACCCAGATAAAGATATTATTAAATGGGCTGGAGCGGATAGAATCAAACAAATAGATGGTTTTATAAAGAAAATGGATGCATATATTAACAGCTGAGGAGTTAGTAATGTCTTTAAAAGAAAAGTTGATTAAGAATTCTACAATTGATTATACTTCGACTCTAACAGATTCGAAAATCTATACTAAAAAAGATATGATCAAAACTCCAGTGCCAATGATCAACGTGGCATTGTCTGGAACTGTTGATGGTGGTATCACTCCTGGCTTAACTATGTTGGCTGGTCCATCTAAACATTTTAAGACTGGTTTTGCTCTTCTTCTTGCTTCTTCTTATCTTAAGAAGTATCCGGATGGAGTTATCCTGTTTTATGACTCAGAGTTTGGTACTCCACAAACTTATTTTCAGAAATTTAATATTCCTCTTGATTCAGTAGTTCATACACCAATTACTGATGTTGAAGAACTTAAATTTGATATTATGAAACAGATGAAAGAACTAGATCGCAATGATAATGTTCTGATTATCATTGACTCTATTGGTAATCTTGCTTCTAAGAAAGAAGTTGAAGATGCTCTTAATGAGAAATCAGTTGCTGATATGTCTCGCGCTAAACAATTAAAATCTTTGTTTAGAATGATTACTCCACATCTTACTCTTAAGGATATTCCTCTTGTGGCAGTAAATCATACCTATAAAGAAATTGGTATGTTCCCAAAAGATATCGTTGGTGGTGGTACAGGTTCTTATTATGGTTCAGATAATATTTGGATTTTAGGGAGGCAGCAGGATAAAGATGGAGGAGAGATTCAAGGGTACCATTTTGTCATCAATGTTGAGAAATCCCGTTATGTTCGTGAAAAATCTAAGATTCCGATTACCATTAGTTATGAGGGTGGTATTAATCGTTGGAGTGGTTTGCTTGACATTGCCATTGAGGGTGGTTACGTTGCTAAGCCAAAGGTTGGTTGGTATGCCGTCGTCGATCGTGAGACTGGGGAAGTCGATGGAAAGAATCTCAGAGCAAATGATATCGTGGACAATAAAGAATTTTGGATGAATATGTTCAAGAATACAGATTTCGCTGATTACATTAAGAAGAAGTATTCTCTTGACACTGAAGGAAGTTTAGTTTATAATGATGAAGAAACTTCAGAATGAAATATGATTACTTCTACTTCGATCGTTTGTATGATAGAGAAACTTGTCAGTATGTTTCTAATATGGCAAAAATTAGATCTGATCCAAGATTTATCGATAAACCAGCCGAAGATGTGAAGAAAGTATCTGATGTTTATATGACAGTTTGGAAGAATTGTAAAGAACTTCTTCCAAACTTTGAAGATTTAGTTAGTCATGTTAATAATGAAGTGTTTGGTTTTGATCTTTACAGATTTACAGGAGAAGAACCAATTCATTATAATGAATATGATGGAACTAAAAACGGTCAATATGAATGGCACAATGATGGCACTGTTAACGAGATGTATGATTTTAAATTAACTGCCATCGTTAATTTATCAACAGAACCATATAAAGGTGGTGAGTTTGAATTGTTTTTAAAGAAACCAAATCATATTGATGCATTAGATAATCAAGGTAGCGTTCTGATATTTCCATCTTACATGCAACACAGAGTTAAAGCTGTTACCGAAGGAGTAAGAAAAAGTATTACCTTTTGGTTCAGAGGTCCGTTATTAAAATAAACTGGAGGCACGATAATTGAATATCGAGAGAGTTATACTTTCTAATCTTGTTTATAACAATGATTTTGGTAGAAAAGCAATACCATTTCTGAAACCTGAATATTTCACGGATTATTCAGAAAAGATAGTATTTGAACTTGTTGATGAGTATGTTAAGAAGTATAATTCGTTTCCATCAGTTGAAGCTCTTGCGATAGACCTAAGTAATAAGGATGGCTTGAGCGAAGACAGTTTCAAGTCATGCAAAGAAATCGTCGGGTCGCTATCGCAGGACCCAAATACTAAACTAGATTGGATTTTGGATCAGACAGAAAAATTCTGTCAGGATAAATCACTTTATCTTGCGATCATGAAATCAATCAAAATAATGGACGAAAAGAATGCTTCAATCTCAAAAGGTTCGATTCCTCAAATTCTTACTGATGCCCTTGCTGTGTCTTTCGACACCCATATTGGTCATGATTTCTTGGTGGATACTGATGAACGATATGAGTTCTACCACCGTAAAGAGAAGAGAGTTCCATTCGATCTTGACTACTTTAACACCATTACAAACGGTGGCTTGCCGAACAAAACTCTCAATATCGCACTCGCAGGTACAGGTGTCGGAAAATCGTTATTCATGTGTCATTGTGCCGCAGCAAATCTCTCCAAAGGACTCAATGTTTTATACATTACGCTAGAGATGGCGGAAGAAAGAATAGCAGAACGTATTGATGCTAATCTTTTGAATGTTACTATGGATGAGTTAGAGTTGTTACCCAAACAAACTTATGATACTAAAATTGGTTCTTTAAAGAGTAAAACAACAGGTAAACTCATTATCAAGGAATATCCGACTGCTTGTGCAGGTTCTGCGAACTTTAGACATTTGCTAAATGAACTGAAGATCAAAAAGAACTTTCAGCCGGATATTATCTATATTGATTATCTCAACATTTGTATGTCATCGAGGATGAAGTATGGAGCCACAGTCAATTCTTATACCTATATCAAAGCAATCGCAGAAGAGCTTCGAGGACTTGCAGTGGAATACGATGTACCTATCGTCTCT